CGTGGCGATAAACTCAAACTGTGGAGCGAACCCGATGCACGCTGCTAGCATTTCGCAACAGGTCAAGGCCGCCCGTGGTTGGCTCGGCTGGTCGCGCAAAGAACTCTCGCGCAAATCTGGCGTTTGTTACAACACGCTGAACATTCTAGAAACAGCACAGCACCACATAGACCACAAACCGCAAACCATCGAGGCAATCCGTCAGGCGTTCGATGCAGCGGGTGTGATGTTTCATGAGCATGGTGTTTCACAGAAGCATTTTATTGTAAACGAGAAATAAAATCATGCCGTTTGAAAAGGGAAAACCTAGAGCGCCAACAGCCGGACGACGCAAAGGCGTTCCGAACAAGATTACAACGACCATGAAAGAGATGGTTTCGGCGACGCTTGATAACCTTGACGGTATCAACGGCATGACCAAATGGGCGCGTGAGAACCCCACTGAGTTTTATAAAATCGCCAGCAAATTGCTACCGATGGAAACGACTGGTCAGATGAAAACCATCATCGAATACGTTGACCCGACGAAGGAATGACCGAAACCCGCCTGCAAATCCCGAACAACTGGAAGTGTCGCCCGTATCAGGTGGCAAGCTGGAATGCTTACCGCGCAGGCATCAAACGCCAGTTGCTGATATGGCACCGCCGCGCGGGAAAGGATGAAATCGCGCTCAATAAAACCGTTGTCGCCGCCCATGAACGGATTGGGAATTACTGGCACTGCCTGCCCAAATACGAACAGGCGCGTAAGGCAATCTGGGAAGCAGTCAATCCGCATACCGGCATGCGGCGCATTGACGAAGCGTTTCCGCCTGCACTACGCACGCGCACCGATAACGTCGGCATGGTCATAGAGCTAGCCAATGGCAGCATTTGGCGCATCGTCGGCAGCGATAACCCCGATAGCCTTGTGGGCGCACCGCCAGTTGGCATTGTGTTCTCAGAATGGGCGTTATCGAACCCTAGCGCGTGGGCTTACCTAGCGCCTGCGCTGGCTGAGAATGGCGGATGGGCTGATTTCATTACCACGCCGCGCGGTAAGAACCACGTCCACGCCATGTGGAATATGGCAAAGGACAATCCATCCTGGTTTGCCCAAATCCTGACCGTGAACGAAACCGGCTTCCCGCTCGACCGCGTGGAAGAACAGCGCCGTGAGTATCACGCGATTTACGGAACAGAAGTTGGCGATAGCCTTATCGAGCAGGAGTATTTTTGTTTTAAGGCGGATACGCCAATTTGGACAAATCAAGGGCAAAGGCCAATCGCACAAATAGCCGTGGGTGACACGGTTCTTTCTCACGCCGGAAGATGGCGCAAAGTTACGCGGCTTTATCAGCATGAACACAGCGGAGAAATGATAGAGATTCATTCTGCCGGAAGCCCTAAGCCGCTTGTTTGCACGCCAAACCATCAGGTTCGTATTTGCAACCCGAATACCCAAGAATATAAATGGGTTCAGGCCGGTATGGTCGAGGCAGGTCAATATGTTGTGATGCCGCGTCTTAAAGCGCCGTCATGCGGTGTTTTATCGGCTGAGATGGTTGAATTGATTGGATGGTTCATTGCCGAGGGCAGCGTTTCAAAAACCCTTGTGCAATTTACGCTTAACAAGACAGAAGTTGCTGCTGCGGAGCGCATAGCAGAAATTGGCGCTCGCTTTGGGAAGGTCATACACCATCCATCAAAAGAAACCGGCGCGCAGAATGTTGTTATAAATTCAACTTGGCTGGCTGACTTTCTGGTTTCGTCTTGCGGCTCTGGCGCAAAAGCGAAGCGTGTGCCGTGGCATTTAATCGGCGGACATGAACGCCTACTGTATGAAACCCTGATTGAAGGCGACGGATGTAGGGGCGATTACGGCGGCGTGCGCGACATATTCACAACCATAAGCCACAGTCTAGCCCTTGATGTTCAAATGTTGGCGCACATGCTTGGATTAAGAGCCGCCATTAATTTTAGGCCAAAAGAAAAAGCAGCTCAATCTATTCAAGGGCGAGCGGTTAAAATAAGCGACGCATATTCGGTTCGCGTGGCCGTGATTAGGAAAAATATAAAATATTACGGCGAGCATACAAAGGCTGAAATCCTGCCGCAAAAGCACGGGGTAGCCGCCAAGATAAGAAGCGTTAAGAGGGTTAATTATTCTGGAACTGTGCATAATTTAGGCGTTCAATTCGATGAAAGCTATGTTGCGGATGGGCGCGTTGTTCATAATTGCAGCTTCAACGCCGCAACGCTTGGCAGCTACTACGGCAAAGCGCTTGAGCGGGCAGAGGCAGCAGGCAAGCTTGGAAACGCGCTGTATGACCCAGAATTGCCGGTTTATACCGCATGGGATTTGGGTATCAGCGACCAGACGGTCATTTGGTTGTTTCAGGTCTATTCAGACCAGTTGCGCGTGATTGATTGCATCTACGGCACGGGCAAAAACCTTGAGCAGTATTGCAATGAGCTAAAGGCCAAGCCTTACCGCTATGCGGATGATTACGTTCCTCATGATGCGCGCGTTCGCGACCTTGGCACCGGCAGAACACGGCTAGAAACGCTCAAGGGGCTGAACCGTAAGCCGAAGCTGGTTGTCCGTCACGCCGTCGAGGATGGGATTAACGCGCTGCGCGTCACCATTGAGGGTAATTGCCTTTGGGATAAGCGCTGCGAAGCGGGCATTGAGGCGCTCAAGCAATACCATGCGGAATGGGATGACGAGCGCAAGATGTTCTCCGCCACGCCATACCATGACTGGACATCGGACTTTGCAGATGCTGCGCGTTACATGGCGCTGGCTTGGCGTGAGGTCAAGGCAACTTCGGCAACACGCAAGGCTCCGGCAACGATGGGGTTTATTACCAATGAAACCGGAACGCTAATCAGCAATTATGGGGTTCAGGATTTCCTGAAGGCAAAGAAGCGCAGGGCGAGCGCCGAAAGGTATTAGCCGGTTGAGCGAGGATAGCCAATCTGACGACCGCGCCGAAGGTGCGACATACGAAACGAAATTGGAAACGCAGAAAAGCGATGCCGATTTCGTTAAGTCATGGCTGCGCGCCATTGAATTGGCCGAACGCGATATGAAGCCCTGGCACGAGCGGGCGCATGAGGTCAGCGAGATTTACACGCTATCCGGCGAGCAGTGCGAGAACGAATTTAATATCCTCTATTCCAACATCAGCACAATCTGCCCTTCGGTTTACAACAGCCTTCCCGTGCCGGATGTGCGCCGCCGTTATAACGATGGGGAAAACCCAACGGCCAAGACCGCCGCGCAGGTTATTGAGCGCTGCCTAACCTTCACGATTGACGGAGAGCATTTTAACGAAGCTATCGAATCCGACGTGCTGGATATGAATTTGGTGGGGCGTGGCATGTCTCGCTTGCAATACGAGCCAATCATAACCCAGGTGCCGCAGACTGACCCGATGACGGGAGCGCCAGCAATGGGGCTGGATGGTCAGCCGGTCATGGAAAGCGTAATCACGGCGCAAAAGCTATTCCTGCAACACTCGCCACACCGCGACATTGTGCATGGTGCGGCCAAGACTTGGCGCGATGTGCCTTGGGTGGCCTATCGTCACCGGATGACCAAAGAGCAGTTGCAGGCCATATCGCCAGAGCTTGCCGAGCAAGTGCAGATGGATTGCACGGTGGACGGCAAGGCTAAACAGGATGAGAACGATAATAGCAGCATATTTAAGCGCGCGTTTGTCTGGGAGATTTGGGATAAGGACGAAAAGCGCATCATCTTCATAGCGCCGAGCTACAAAGAGGCCGCGCTGGCGATTATGCCGCCGCCGTTCAATGTGGAAGGCTTTTTTCCGACGCCCAAGCCGCTCTATGGCGTGAAGCTGAATAGTTTGGTGCCGAAGGTGCCATATGACTATTACCGCAAGCAGGCCGAGGAATTGAACCGCCAGACGGGGCGCATTCGTTCGCTTCTAAAGGTGCTGAAATGGCGCGGCGTGTATCTGCAAGGGCTTGGCACGGCCTTTAGCGATATACAAAACAACGATGATGGCGAATTCTCTCCGGTTGATAACGCCAATGACTTGTCAGGCGTAACGGGCGGGCTGGATAAAGCCATTTGGATGATGCCGATTGATAAGCTGATGACGGTCATTCATGAGCTTGTCGCGCAGCGAGAGCAGACCAAGCAAACGATTTACGAAATCACAGGCATTGCCGACATTATGCGCGGTAGCACGAACGCCAGCGAGACTCTCGGCGCGCAGCAGATTAAAGCCCAATGGGGCGCAATGCGCTTGCAGGCCATGCAACGCGATGTGCAGCGCTATATCCGCGACTTCATGCGGATGATGGCGGAAGTGATTAGCGAAAACTTCCAGCCGGACGTGCTGCAAAAGGTTGCGGGCTTTCCGATTGAGCCGGACGTATTCGCGCTGTTGCAGGATGACGTAAACCGCAACTATCGCATTGACGTTGAAACCGACAGCACGATTAAGGCGGACGTGACACGCGACCAACAAAACATATCAAACTTTGTTGCTGGCCTCTCGCAATTCCTGCCCGCTGTTGTGCCGCTGGTGCAGCAGGGGGCTATTCCGCCTGAATTGCCGATTGCGATGGTCAAGAGCTTTTCGCGCACCTTCAAGCTAGGCCGCGAGGTCGAGGATATGCTTGACCGGCTTGGCCAGATGCCACAACAGCCGCCCATGATGCCGCAGATGGGGCAGATGCCGCAGCAGGGCAACGTGGTGCCGATGTTGCCACAGCAGCCACAGGTGATGGCATGACCCTGCGCTGGTGCCGAGGCGGCGATTATTGGTATGAGCTGGAAACCGGCGCGATAGAGAACCGCCCTGGCAAATACCATCAGCAATGCACGACCGAACTTAGCGGCCTGCAACTTATCTCAGACCTAAAGCCATACAAATCGCCGGTTGACGGGAAGGTCATCGAAGGGCGTTACGCACGCCGCGAGGATTTGAAGCGCGCCGGATGCCGTGAGGCTGACCCTTCGGAATGGAAGGGCGGATACACGAATAAGCGCTTTGCCGAAAAGAACGGCTTGCAATACAGCGGGGAACAATGAGCGACACGCGCGAAAGCCTTGATGAGCAACTTGCGAAGGCATACGACCGCGCCATGACGGAGCCGGAAGCGGAGGCCGCACCGGAAGTTGTCGCCGATGACGCTGCACCGGTTGCTGATGCGCCTGAGAGCGCGCCGGAAGCCACCGAGGATAAGCCAACACGCGAGCGCGACGAGAACGGGCGCTTTAAACCAAAAGCCACTGAGCAGGCCGCAGAAGCGCCGCCAGAGGTCACCAATTCGGGTAAGGATGACGAAGCAGGACGTAAACCAGAGGAGCCAAAGCCGGAAACGGTTCTGGCGACTCCGGCCATTGCGCCCCCAGTTGCGTTGCCCGAAGCTGCGAAAGCAGAGTGGAGCAAGACGCCACCCGCCATTCAGCAAGCGGTGCTGAAACGGGAAAACGACATTGCCCGCTATGTGCAGCAAACATCCACCACGCTTAAGCAATACGAGGCTATCAACCAGCAAATTGAGCCGGTTCGTAAGGAAATGGAGTCGTTTTACGGGGATGTGCCGACAGCGCTCAAGACGCTGTTTAGCATTTCCGATTACGCTACCAAATCCCCATACGAATATATGCGGTGGTTTGCTCAAACGCGCGGCCTTGATGCACAGCAGCTTTTAAATGTTTTCGCGGGCGGCCAAGCGCCACAAGCGCAAGCCGCCTACAATCCACAACTCGCAGCGCTCTCGCAAAGAGTCAGCGCGCAGGAAGAACGAGCACGGCAAGAGGAAGATCAACGCCTAGCCGCCAGAGATGCGGAGGCTGCTAATGCCATTCGTGAGTTTGAAAGCAAGCCTGAAAACAAGTTTATTGAACAAGTGCGCGAGGATATGGCTGCGCTCTTGAGCAATGGCTTGGCTTCAAGCCTGCAAGATTCTTACGAAAAAGCCATTTGGCAGAATCCGAATATTCGGCAGCAAATCGTTGCGGAGCAAATCGCAGCGCAGGACGCAAAGCGCAAGGCTGAGGCTGACAAGATGGCTAAGAAAGCCTCTACAGCGGCAGCTATGGCGCAAGCGACCAAGGGCGGGGCGATTGGCTCACCCAAAGACAAACCGAATGCCGACGACATTCTTTCCGCGACGTATGACCGCTTGCATGGGGCTGCATAGCTACATGGAGATAGCTCATGCCTACGCCTAGTTCAGTATTCACCGAAATGGTCACGACGACCCTGCGCGCCGTGCCCGAAATGACCCCTGCCGATAACGTATCCGGCAACAACGCTCTTTATTCGCGCCTAAAATCAAAGGGCAAGATTAAGAAGCAGGCCGGCGGTTACGAAATCCAGGTGCCCCTCGACTATGCCGAAAACGGCACCTTCCAGCGTTTCAGCGGCTATGACACGTTTAGCGTGGCTGGCTCTGACGTGCTGACCAGTGCCAAGTTTAACTGGTGCCAATCGGTTGTCTCAATCACCGCGTCAGGCGCTGAATTGCGTATAAATAGCGGCAAAGAGGCAATGACTGATTTGGTCAAGGCGCGCATTACCAATGCCAAGCGCACGGCTGCTAACAAGATGTCGCTGGATATTTACAGCGATGGCGCTCTGACCAATCAGATTGGCGGTCTTGCCCATTTGATTCAGAACGCGGGCACCGGCACGGTTGGCGGTATTGATAGCTCGACCTACACCTTCTGGAAGAACAAGTTCACAGAGGCAGCGGGCACCAACACCATCAGCAAGTCCACAATCAAGGGCGAAATGATGAAAACGTGGCTGCAACTGGTTCGCGGCAACGATAAGCCAGACCTGATTGTGTCGTCTCATGACTTCTATACCATGTTCTGGGAAGCCCTGAGTGACTTGCAGCGCTACAAGCCTGTGGATAGCAACAAGGGCGTTGCTGGCTTTGAGGCCGTGCTGTTTCAGGACACGCCGGTCATTTTCGACAACAACACCAACTTCGGCACGACCGCTGAGAAGATGTATTTCCTGAATACCGATTATCTCGGTTTGACGGAAATGGCGGGCGCTCAATGGCAGGTCGATGAGGAGCGTAAGTCTGTCAACCAGGATGCGGTGGTTATTCCGATTTTCTGGATGGGTCAGATGACTTGCAGCAATCGTTCGCTGCAAGGCGTTCTCATTGATGCCGCTTAACGCCGAAACAGAGGAGAAACTAACATGGCTTATGCAATCGGTGCTGACGTTACGGCAGTTTTCACTACGGAAACCTTACAGACCTCCGGCAAAGGCTTCTCGGTGGGCGACCACTATGAAGATGGCGACGGAAAGGTTTTCAAGTTCGTTCGCTACGATACGGGCGCGGGGCCTGTAGCGGCGGTGGCGGGCAATGTTGCCTACTACTACGCCCCAGGCGGCGTCTCGGCTGGCGCTACCACGGTTGTCACTTCGGATTTATCCGATAGTGCCAATCTTGGGGCTGGCGTTCTTCAATCGGCTCCGGCTGATGGGGAGTATTGCTGGATTCAGATTAAGGGGCCAGCAACCCTAACCACAGCCTTGACGGCTGGTGCGGACGGCAACGCACTTACGGCAGTTGGTTCCACGGATGGCACGCTTGATGTGTCGGCGCTGGTGACTGACTCCATCGTTGCCTTTGCAGTCGATGCCAGTGCGAAAATCGTGATGTGCGATTTCCCTTGGTAAAATAACGGGGCGGGGGAGCAATCCTCCGCCCTTCAACCTAAACAACGAGGCAACCCATGACAGAAGATGTAATCAATATTGTGGTTCTGGATGTTTACGAGGATGGGTTTACAATTGACCCTGAGACGGGAACACAGCGCGCCACGGAGTGGGTTACCTGGGCAAAGCGCGGCAGCGGTTACAGTCTGAATGCCGCTTCGACGACCGATAAGGTCGCACGTATTCGCAAGACAAACCCCGATTTGTGGGCTTCGATTGAACCGGCTTACACGCAATGGAAAAAAGGCCAGAGCGTGCCGGATGGTGAAACATCGCTGGCGGTAACCTCGCTATTCACGCGCCAGCAAATCGAAATGCTTAAGGCGGTGCATGTTACCTCCGTTGAGCAGCTTGCCAAGCTGACCGATGCTGATTTGCGTAACCTTGGCATGGGCGGCAATGAACTGCGCCAGAAAGCGCGCCATTTCGTGAACAACCATCAAGACACGGCGAAGGTCGCAACGCTGTTGGCAGAGCGCGATAGCAAGATTGAAGCTATGGCTGCCCGCTTGGCCGAGCTTGAAGCGCAGAGCAAAGAAACCGAAACCGAAGATGCACCGGCAGCACGGCGTGGCCGTCCGCCGCGTAATCGCGAGGAGGCAGCGTGAGCCTATTAACACTCATTCAGGGCGCGGCGCTCAAGATTGGCGTGGACAAGCCTAATTCCGTGGTCGGCTCCTCCAATGTCGAGGTTCAAGAATTGCTTGAGCTTGCGAACGAGGAGGGCATGGAGCTTGTCCGGCGCGGTGATTGGCAGGTATTGCGGCGCGGTCTTACCTTCACGACCATTTCGGGCGAGACGCAGACCGGCATGGTGCCGAACGATTACGACCATATGATTAGCGGCACGATTTGGAATTCCACTAAGCATCGCAAGATTGACGGCGTGGTAACGCCACAAATTTGGCAGCAAATCAAATCAAGCAATGTCGGCACGATTTACGACACGCTTTACATGCGCGGCGGTGATTTCCTGTTGTCGCCAACGCCTGCGGGCGGTGATGTGATTACCGGCGAGTATGTCACCAAGAATTTCTGCCAATCTTCGGGCGGTGCAGAGCAAGCGGAATGGCTTGCCGATACGGATACTGGCATATTGCCAGAGCAGCTTATGAAGCTTGGCCTTGTCGTGCGCTACAAACTGCAAAAGGGCTTGGATGCCACGGCAGACCTTGCCCACTATGAAACACAAGTCGTGTTGGCGCTCGGCATGGACAAGCCTGCGCGCAAGGTTAACTTTGCCGATGGTGATGCGGTGGGCTTTGGCCTGATTGTGCCGGAAACGGGGTATGGTTCATAATGTTTCTGGGAGCGATACAGCCAAGAGTGACGGGAGCTAAGGCGCGGCTGGAGAATATCCGGCTGCCCTTGATGGGCTGGAATACTGCGCTTCCCTATTCAGACATGGGCGACGAATACGCCGTTGTTATGGACAACGTATTTCCAGACGGCAAGCGGCTGATTACGCGCGGCGGCCATGAAGAATATTCCAGCGGTATGACGGGCGGCGTTCAAACGCTGTTTGTCTATACGCCGGAAAGCGGCAGCGAACAGCTGTTCGCGGCCAACAATGGCAAGATTTACGATGTGACGGCAGGCGGGGCGGTTGGCGCGGCGGTTAAGTCCGGCCTGACCGGCAATCAATGGCAGTATGTGAATGTCGGCACCAGCGGCGGTCATTTTCTCTTTGCCTGCAATGGCTCCGATACGGCGCAGACTTACAACGGCACGACCTGGGCAAATACCACGCTTACGGGACCGACTACCTCGGCGCTTGTTACGTGCAACCTACACCAGCGCCGCTTGTGGGTTATCGAAAGCGGCTCTTTATCCGCATGGTATGGCAGCACAGATGCGATTACAGGGGCTTTTACCGAGTTTCCGATGGCTGCTATCGCCAGCCTAGGCGGCTATCTCATGGGCATGGCAACGTGGACGCGCGATGCAGGCGACGGGCAGGACGACGTTGCGGTATTTGTCACCTCGCAGGGGCAGGCTATCGTCTATTCCGGTACTGACCCGTCAACCGCCGCCACATGGTCATTGGTGGGCGTGTTTCGCATTGGCAAGCCAATCGGTCGGCGGTTCTATATCAAGGCTGGCGGCGATTTGGTGCTGATTACGCAGGACGGGTTTATATCGCTTTCCAACATGCTTGGAACGGACAGAGCGCAAACAGAAAGAACCGCCATTTCGGCGCAGATTAATTCGGCGGTCAATACGGCGGCGCAGTCAGCATCCGGTAATTTTGGCTGGCAGCCAATTTTGTATCCGCGCGGCAAGATGCTGCTGTTCAATATCCCGCTGGATGGTGACACGTCACACCAATATGTCTTTAACACGCTGACCAAGGCACCCTGCCGCTTTACCGGCATGAATGCCGAGTGCTGGTCGGTGTTTAACGACAATCTGTTTTTCGGCGGCAAAGATGGCAAGGTCTATAAGGCTGACACTGGAACACAGGATAACGGCAGCAATTATGACTGCACGGTCATTCCGGCTTTCAGTGAGTTCAAAGACAATGGCCGCGTCAAGATAGCCAGCCTTGCCAAGATTATCTTCGAGGCCGAAGGCGATGTGGCTTTTGCCTTCCAGGTTTTCAAAAACTACCTTGTGCCGGAATTCATTGACGCTTCTGCGGTGGTCGCATCGTCGAGTGCGCTTTGGGATAGCGCAACCTGGGATACTGCCTTGTGGGGCGGAACATCCATTCGTGAATATTGGCGCGGTGTATCGGGGCGCGGTCATGCGCTAGCGCTCGGCGTTTCGATGCGCCCAGGTGAAACAGCGGTGGCAATTACGGATTTAAAGCTGATGTATCAGACAGGCGGGGCGCTGCGTTAATGCACCTGATTTTTGACCATGACGAAGTGCTAGCAGCCTGGGCGGCGCAGCGTATTCCTAACATGGGCAGAGGATTTACAAGCGGCAGCCGTGCCATTGGCGTCATGGACGACATATTGCAGGCGGTTGTTGTTTATCACGATTATTTCCCCGAATTTGGCACATGTCAGGTGTCGATTGCTGCTGCCTCGCCACGGTGGGCGCAACGCGGGATAATTCGAGCGCTGCTATCGGTGCCATTTGAGCAATACGGCGTGCGGAAGCTTGGCAGTATGATAGCCAGCAACAACCCGCGCGCTTTGCGGTTCAATAAAGGAATTGGCTTCAAACAAGAGGCCACGTTGCGCCACCAATTTGGGCATAAGATACACGGCATCGTTACAAGTATGATGTTTGACGAATACCAGCGCATTTATGGTGACGCCAAGGTCATGAGTGCTGAAACGTCGCCCAATCTTTCGCGTAAATCCGGCGTCGAGTTTTTCAGTAAAGACCTGCCAGCCCATGCGGCAAACGCCTGAATGTGAAGAATTACCAATGCGGAAAATGTAATAATCGAACATAGTGCAGGCTAATCGCTCGCGGGGCTTTTCCTATAAGCGAATTCCTATTGGGGGATTCTGTTATGGGAAAATCTGCACCATCAGCGCCCGCCGCGCCAGACCCGCGAGAAACCGCCGCCGCTCAAGGTGCGATTAACAAAGAAACCGCCATTACGCAGGCGCAGCTTAATCGCAATAACCAATACACGCCTTATGGGCAGTCTATTTGGACAAAAAGCGGCGGCGGTTTTGACCAGAAATCATGGGAAGATGACATGCGCCGCTGGAATAGCGGTTCAGGTCATGGCGGGCTGACCAGTGACCCGACGTTGCGGAAGAATGACTACCAGCTAACGCCGACATACTCGCAAACCGTCACGCTCTCGCCAGAGCAGCAGCGGCTTTATGACTTGCAGACACAGGCGCAGCAGAAGCTTGGCAATACCGCGAACGAGCAGCTAGGCCGGTTGCAATCCTCGCTGGCAACGCCGCTCAATTATGACGGCCTGCCGTCGCAAGTTTATCAGCTTGGCGATTATGCGACCGACAGAAGCCGCGTTGAGGATGCGCTCTTGCAGCGCATGAATCCGCAGCTTGACCGCGACCAAGCGGCGTTAGAGCAGCGGCTGGCAAACCAGGGCATTGCGCTCGGCTCCGAAGCCTACGGTCGGGCTATGCAGCAGGCGGCACAGCAGCGCAATGATGCGCGCTACGGCGCTATCCAAGGCGCAAGCAGCGAGCAATCACGGCTTATTCAGCA